GTTGAGCGGGGGCTGGAGTATATCCAGCACCGTTACGAAAAACCATCAGTTGCTTGGTCGCATTGGCGAAGCAACGGTTGGTATTAATAACAACTAAAGGAGAAAAATGAACAGAGGAATCACAGTAAAACTTCCAACGCATAAAGTAATTACTGCATTGGAAACTAAGTTAGCAAAAGTTGAAGAAGATTATGCTAACCAAGAAGTAAACGAAGCCGAGTACAATAAGGCTTATGCTATATGGCAAAAAGAATTAACAGCCTTTGCTATTAATAATGTTAAAAATGCTACTAATTTCCGAACAAACTATCGTGAATGGAACAGCACCCTTAACATTGACTATGATGTAATAGTTGATGTAATAGATTTGCCTGTTTGCCCAGAGCGTAAGCATAACACTATGAGTCATCACTCATATAAAGATATTGTAGAAGACATTACTAATGCTCTGTCAATTTTACGCATGACAGATGAAACAACAGTTAACGCTTCAACCATGAAGCAAATAGCAAAGTACTTATAACTAAGGAGAAACAAATGACAGTAACACTAGAAGAAATCGAAAACTACTACACCATTCTCTTAGATGAGAACGGCAAAGCAGAACAACTACTAACACAACGCAAGCGTTTAACTGACGCTATCTATGCACAGATTGATTCAGATACAGCACCAGATGATGACCATATTGCAGAGGTAGCAGCAGCAATGCAAAAGGATATTCAGTTGCGTGACTTTGTATTAGGTCTACCATCTGAGCGCAAGATTCAAGATGTTAATGGATACCTTGCATACTTTATGGACTCAGTTCCTACTAAGTTCATTGCACCTATTGCAAGTGTATTGGCTGCAAATCTATATTCTTTAGAAGATGTAGATTCTGCTAAAGAACTTGTCAATACTGCATTAGTTCATAATCCTGGTTACTCACTAGCAATGCTATTGAATCGTGTGTTCAATACAAGTTGGCCATCAGGTGCATTCAAAACTATGACTGAAGAACTACACCCAAGAGTTAAGGAAGGAATGGGTATCTAATATGGGATTAGATATGTATCTCTATGCCCGTAAAGGCATAGCATCTATTGACTGGCAGCCAGAGAAAAAACTCAACGCTGACTACACAATACTAACCTCCCTTATGGGGGCAACAGAATGGGCCTATGACCCAGAAGAACTAGCCTTTGCTCAAGTATCTATTCAAGTTGGATACTGGCGTAAGGTTAATGCTATCCATAACTGGTTCATTGAAGAACTAGCAGGTGGAGAAGATAACTGTCAGACTATTTATGTACCACGCAGTTCTTTAATTGACTTAAAGATTCTATGTGAAGAAGTGTTGGCAGACCACAGTAAAGCGGATACAATACTACCAACAGGTTCTGGCTTCTTCTTCGGAAGCACAGAGTATGACGAATGGTATTTTCATGGTCTTGAAAAGACTGTGAAGATAGTAAGTAAACTCATTGAAGATGTACCTGAAGGATGGGCCTTCGAGTATCAGGCTTCATGGTAAAGAAAGGGACACATGACTACAGCAGATGTAGTAGTAAAGAAAAACCGCTCAGCCTGGATTAAAGCAGGCGTAGCAGTTGAAGCAATAAGCGCAGCACAAGTAGCAGAACAAGCAGGACTTAACTGGACTGTTGGCTTATCCGATATGCACACCTCAGACTTCTTGCATGTACCTAAAAAGCAAGCAGTCATAAAGAAACAAGATGGAAATGAATCAGTCATTGGTGTAGTGGGTAGCAAGTACAAAGTCTTTCAGAACTCTGAAGTCTTTGGCTCACTAGATGGATTGATTGACTCAGGACAGGCTCGCTATGCAGCAGCAGGTGAGTACGATGACGGAGCAAAAGTATGGATGCTCATGTCATTACCCCGTGAAATGGAAATCAAAGGTGACCCACACTCAGCCTTCTTACTAGCCAAGACTAGTCATGATGGCTCATCATCAGTAGTAATCCGCCCTATCATTGAACGATTGTGGTGTTCCAACCAAATCAATCGTATCTTTAGAGCCAAGAACAAAGCACATACTTATACCCTGCGTCACACACAGAACGCAGTGCTATCAGTATCTGACATGCGAAACTTACTTGACCTAACCTATTCAAGCATTGATATGTATACCAACCTGGCTAACCATCTTATCCAGCGTGATGCAGACATTGCTAAAGCAACCGCATACTTCAAGAAAGTATGGGCATTGCCTACTAAAATTGAGCAATCACCTTTACACCTACTCAGCAAGGGTGAGAAGAATGCTAAGTCCCGTGCCCTCAATGCACGGCAGAAAGCATTTGCTATCTATACAGATAGCCCTACGCAAGAGAACATTCGCAATACAGAGTTTGGTTTATGGCAATCAGTAGTAGAGTATGCTGACCATCACTCTCAGAAAGATGCTAGTATTGCTACCCTAGCAGGGCGCAATGATGGCATTAAACTTCGAGCACTAGAACTACTTTCAATCTAAGGAGAATCGTGTACCTAAATCCAATCACAGTAGACGGCACAACCTACAACTTCACTGAAGAATCATTGAAGGAACTAATTAAGACAGACATTGCAACTAAGCGCAGGCTAGATGCAGTATCTACTGAAGCACAAGAATCATACAGAAAACTAGTCAAGGTACGCAATGAAGTACATGCTTACTTTACAGAAGCATTTGATGGTTCTGTTGATGAAGATGAAACAACTGTTACACGCGATGAGGTTAACGCATTGCTTGAATCAATTGGTTCAGACATGCTTACTACAACTTGGTCTGCAACTGTAGAGATTACAGTTAACATTAGTGGTATCAAGGCTACCTCTAAAGAGGAAGTTGAAGATATTATCAATGACAATATTGAAGTCAGCGGCTACGACTTAGATATTGACAGCCAAGATATGAGCATAAGCGACATCGAAAGAGAGTAGGGCCTCTCTTAAAGAACCAGATAGTCGCTATCTAATGCATAGATGTTTGTTCATTTCTACTATGTGTTAGACTTGGGGATGGGTGGTCCCGCCATCTGCGAACACGGGACTCTAATTAACTAGGAGAGTAATGCCAACAGAAATCGAAAGAGATAGATACGGACGACCATTAATTATTCCACCCAAAGGTGGCAAAGCAATTGCTTATACTCGCGCAACCACCATTGCTAATAGTTTAGATGATGCCTCTGCATTAACAGCATGGAAAATGCGTATGGCTGCAATAGGTTTAACAAGCAGGCCAGATATATTATTAGCCATTGGTGTAGCAGGAGATAACAACAAGTTAGTCAACGCATACATTGAAGAAGCAATGGAAGTAGCAGGTGCTAGTAAAGCAGCAACAATCGGCACAGCAATCCATGCACTAACAGAAAAACTAGACTTAGGTTTAGAGTTAGGTGTATTCCCAGAACAATGGATGGGAGATATCAAAGCCTACGAACAAGCAACAAAGATTTTAACTAAAATTTACATTGAGCAATTCACAGTGCTAGACAAGTATAAAATTGCAGGCACACCAGATAGAGTTGTTGAATACAATGGTGAACGATTCATTGCAGACTTAAAGACAGGTCGTATTGACCACCCAAATAATATTTCTATGCAGTTAGCAATCTATGCAAACGGGTCCCCGTACATGCCTGACACGGGAACCCGTGGTAAGTGGGGCGACATCAACAAAGACAAGGCAATTATAATTCATGCCCCAGCAGGGACAGGAACTTGCAAACTAGTATGGGTTGACATCAAAGAAGGATGGAAGGGTGTACAGTTTGCAATGAAAGTAAGAAAGTGGCGAGACCAAAAGGGTCTTGCTACTCCATTTGAGCAAGGAGAAGATAGTGCCTAGCACAGAAGCACCCATCAGTATCACAGTTAAGACAGCAGCAGGTAGTTTGGTAACAGTCCGAGCAGAAAGCGGCGAGGAACTAGACCAAGTTGTTGCACTATCAGTACATGCAATCGCATCAGCAGCACAGGAACTGGAGTCGGCAGTGCGTGGTGCATCAGCACCAGCAATGTCAACACAGTCAGTAGCAGCAGCACTAGGTGGCAATATCATTGACACACTAGGGGGAACATCAGTTCCTGCCCAAGAATATACACAGCCAGCATCAGTACCAGTGTCAAACATTGGTGGTCGTGCATGCGCACACGGAAAGATGACAGCAATCCAAGGTATGGGTAAAGACGGAAAGCCATACAAGGGTTACTTCTGCGGTGCACCGAAGGGTGCATTCGACAAGTGTAAGAATCAATATGTTGTCATTCAATCACCAGAATGGAACACATTCGTACCAGAACAGATTAAGTGAAAACACTTAGACGCTCTATAAACAAAGCAGAGGTAGGCGGAGAACCACTCCCGCCTGCCTTTGCGGCGTTTGAAAGGGCAGGAATTATTCTGCGTAGAGCCGAGGTAACTGTAGTTGCAGGCACTCCAGGTGCAGGTAAGTCATCAGTTGCATTGGCTATTGCTGTGAAAACAAAACATCCTACACTTTACTTTTCAGCAGATACCAATGCACATACTATGGCTATGCGTTTGATTGCAATGACAGGCAAGATGCCTCAGTCATCAGCAGAACTGTTACTTAAAAACAATCCAACAAAATCACATGAGATACTACAACTAAACAATCATTTGTTCTGGTCGTTTGAATCTAGCCCTACACTTAAAGACTTAGATGATGAAGTCTCAGCCTTTGAAACTGTATGGGGTAAGAGTCCAACGCTTATTGTTGTAGACAATCTTATGGATGTGGCAATGGATGGATATGATGAGTTCGGCGCAATGCGTGCAGTTATGAAAGAACTTAAATACCTAGCCAGAGATACCAACGCAGCAGTATTAGTACTACACCATACCAAAGAAGGCTTTGATGGTTATCCATGTCAGCCACGCAGTGCAGTGCAAGGTATGGTCAATCAGATTCCAGCAATGGTTCTAACTATCGGACAGATGAAACAGGGCGAAGACACATACTTATGTGTAGCCCCAGTTAAGAATAGATATGGGCGAGCAGACCAAACAGGTAGTAACTATGTTACTCTCTCGTTTAATCCAGAGTCTATGTACTTAGAAGATGTAGCGGTTAGATACCAACAAGAAGGAATAATAGACTAATGAGTAGTGCAGCCAAGCGCAAGGGTACACAAGGCGGAGAAATCCCAGCAGTTAATTGGTTAAAAGAAAATGGTTTTCCATATGCGGAACGCAGAATTGCGGGCAGTCACCTAGACAAAGGCGACATAGCAGGAGTCAATGGAGTAACTATAGAAGTTAAGAACCATATTAAGTTAGACCTTAGCACTTGGGTTAAAGAACTAGAAATAGAAATGATTAACGACCAAGGTTGGACAGGTGTTGTCCTCCATAAGAAAAAAGGAACTAAGAATGTTGATGAATGGTATTGCACAATGCCAGCCAAAGTATGGCTGGATTTAGTTAAGCAGGCTATGCGTGGACGAGAAACATAATATTGCAGATTACTTAAGATACATCGGCGCAACCGTGCCACCAGAGGGCAACGGTTGGCGCAAAATTAAATGTCCATTCCACGATGATGGTCATGCATCAGCAGGTATAAACTTTGATGAAGGTAGATTCAAATGCCATGGCTGTGGTGTAAGTGGAGATGTATACGATTTAATTATAGAAAAAGAAGGAGGCACATATCGTGAGGCTATCAAATTCGCACAGGCAATTTCTCTTACAGGCAGCGAACCAGTACGCAAACCAAATACACTTAGCAGAAGAGTACCTAGCAACACGCAATCTCTCGGTAGACGAGGCTCGGAACTTCCACTTGGGGGTAGTAAAGGACGCTCTTCCAGGTCATGAGCAGTACTCAGATAGGTTAGTCATCCCATACATCACGCCCTCAGGCGTGGTAGATATCAGATTCAGGTCAATGAATGGGGCAGACCCAAAGTATATGGGCATGCCAGGTGCTAAGACCAGCATGTTCAATGCACAAGTAGTACTCACAGCATCAAATTACATCTGTGTTACTGAAGGTGAAATAGATTGTATTACCCTAAGTGTTAAGACTAAACATCCAGCCGTAGGTATTCCAGGTGCAAACAATTGGAAGCCATTCTATACAAGAATCCTAGATGATTTTGATACAGTAATTGTATTAGCAGATGGCGATGGCCCAGGGTTAGAG